TTTGCGTGCCATGTCGGCGGTCATTCAACCGGGATGCGCTGTTTAACCCTCGTCAGCGGGGTTTGGACTTTTCCGAATACACGGGTAAGACGCTGGATGAAGTGTACCCGTTTGTCGGTTGTGCCACGGTGACCCGTGATGCAGGGCCGTGGGAGGATATGGCCGAGATGTTTGAGGCGTTACCCGAGAAGTTTTGGCGGTGGTACGGAGATCAAGAGGTTTTGCGAGAGTATTGCCGGCAGACCGAGGTGACGCTGCCTGAATATCACTTTGCCTGTCTGCCCGAGTACCTGCCGCAGCATCCTCACCCGGCCATCATCCACTACAAGGGTGCGCGTAAGGCCCTTATCGGTACTGTTCCGGTTTGATAGAGAGCAGATACCGCTCGTAAAGTTCCCGCACCGCGTCCTGTGCGTCACGGGCGACGTAATACTCACCCCGAGGCGCAAAGATGTTACGGAACCGCTCTTGGCCTTCCCGTAACTTACCCTTCGGCATTTTGATCTCTACCCAGCACACCCATTCTACGCCGTCGGGTAGCGCCCGAGTGACGAGTTTATCGGGTATGCCTTCGCCTGCCTTGCCGTAGTCGTAGACGGTAAACCCTTGCGCACGCAGTGCCTGTGTGATGACCGCATCATTCCCGTCTCGGCGTGCTGCGTGTCTCATGCCTTGATCAATAACCCTTGGCCGGTCGGCATTTCCAAGATTTGCTCTTTGCCTTCAAGGGACTTTTGGTGCGTCACCGCTGACTCACGATACCGAGCAAAGCCGTAATCGTCAAAGATGACTATGCCACCGGGTGATAGCCTCTCGTACACCAACGGGAACACAAACCCTTCGGTCTCTGCGTCGTTAAGGTCAATCTGGCAAAAGGCAATCTGATCGGGAAGCGTGTGCGCAGTGCTGTGTATATCACCGGGATACACTTTTGCGTTCCACGGCGATAAACGCTCGGTCACTTGCTCGCAAAGGTCGGGGCCATGCTCTGACTTTTTGCTCTCCTCGGGAGGTTCGGCGAAATAGTCGTACGCATACACCTCTCGTTGCTCACGCTGATACCGCAACACGACTTCCAATGCACGACCGTCGTACGTACCAATGTCTACGATGGCACCGTCAACGTGTAGTGCCTGCTCACACGCCCAACATAGGGTGTACAGCCGCCAGAGGCGTGCGCGTAGCACAAAGTTGAGGCTCCCACACGCTTCATTAAATCTCGGGTCATGCGTAAAAAACAGGTTCCGAAACCACACAAAGAGGTCATCGTGGAAGGTGCAGTGTCCTCCGACGTTTGCGCCGAGTAACACCATGAGGGTCTGCAAAGTGTCGTGTATTTCCTTTCTTTTTTCGGGACTGAACTTTTGGTAATCCTTGTGAAACAGGGCTGCTGACGGGTTCATACCTTGCCTCGTTGATGCACCGGATGAGCCATATCCTCCACCACATCCGAGTGTTGTGATTTAACTTTTTCACGCAATCGCTTTAGCCCTTTCTCACCAAACAGATACCGCACCATCGTCACCAACTGCGGCTCACCTAGCACTTGACCCGCATCAACCTCACGGAGCAACTCTGCCACCCTCCACTTGATGCTTTCGGTGCGTTCGGTATCGGTTGTGCGGGCTAACAGTGCGTCAAGGTACTTTAGACGCTGGATAGGGCTTACCTTAAAACTTTCTTCCCAATGATCTAGTATTTTTTTTTCTTGGTGCTGTAGGTTGAGGTCTTTAGGACTGACTTCACTCTTTGGGTATAACGTCTCATCACCCATGTTTCACCCGCCAATCTGTCGTGTCCCAATTGCCTTTGCCGTGATTGCATTCGTGACACAAGATTTGCAAATTGTCTAACTCCAACGCTAGTTCTGGATGGGTTAGGCGAGGTTTAATATGGTCTACGTGCATTACCGCGCCTGTTGCTGGCGTTGCGCCACAACACATACATTTTGGGCCAAACTTGAGCAAGGCTTGCATTCGCAGTTTGCGCCATTCATAACTTTCTAAAAACTCGGCCTTAACTCGTTTTGTTCGCTTCGGCAAACGGTGCTTGTTTGCGCTAATTACCTCCAACATCACACCTTTGTGCTTGTCTAGGTAATCAATGTTTTTTTCTGACACCCCAATACAGGGTGCATGGTGCATTTCTGTCAACAGTTTTACGGCTAACTTGATTGGTGATTCACCAGATTGCAGTCCGTTACCTCTAACTGCTCTGACATATCTACTTGCTATCTTTATCCTTTGTGCTTCTGTCATCTTACCCATGTCTTCATACCCCATGCTCGGAAGCCCGGAAATGGCCCCCCTACCCCCCACTTTTTTGAAAGGTAGTGAGGCCGTGCCTATGCCCGTATAGCCACGGTGTTTAGGCCCGCTGAACTTTGGTAAGCGGTGTTCAGCCCGATCCAAACGACCGGCCCTCCGCTGACAGATTTAGCCCATGTCAAGGGGCTGCGTGTTGGGGTGCTTGACACGACTAGAACAGCCGGTCAAAATCTCATCACGCTTTAACAGCAATCCAAGCGTAAGGCTCTCCACAGGCCGCGTCAAGGCCCACCATAAAGGCTTGGTGGGCTTTGTCGTTTCTGGCCTCTGTAACGGCCTCACAGACGATCTTGATGACTGCAGCCCTTTCCCTTGCCTTGCGCCGTGAAGCCCGCGCAGAGGCACGGCGTTGGTTTATATGCGACCAGTAATAGGCACGGTGGTAAGCGGCACGGTTCAAAACAACTGCGCCTGTGTTGCGGGTGTGTAACTTATGTCATATCGGTTGCTATCACCTTTTGGATATGGCTCTACTGAATAAAGCAATTCCGATCGCAACCTTTTACGGTCTTTTTTGTTGCCACAAATGTAAATGTAACGATGTTTACGCGGCCGATCTTCTACATAAAAATCATCACCAAACCGCGCCCTCATGTAATCGGCTGGGCTTTCCTGCCCATGCGCCATATCTGATACGGTTTTCGGGTGCAAATGCTCCATCCCCCGAATCTTCCAATCCGAACCTTTCGCAGACAAACCCGTATATAAAAAGTTTGTTGCTTGATACACATACCCAATGTGCCCTTTTGCACAATCGGCGTAACTAACCACAATAGATGGTTTTGGTAACAATTTTAGGCTTTGCGCTACTAACAAACTTGGGCCATTTTTTATCGGTTGTGCAAAAACCAATCTGTTCAACTCAAGAACAATGCTCGCATTGTTTTTCCCTGCTATCCCTCTGCACAACGGGGGACTAGGCGGTGTTCCATACGTCACAATGCCGAGCAATTTTTCGCCGTCAAACAATCCAAAAGCATACGAAATAGACGGAATTCGTTTTGCGTAATGAACGCGCAAAAGCCAATCGTGCGTTTCCTCGTTTTTTATTGGAAGTACTCGCATTATGGGCTATTACAGGGGTTTCCAGCCCTTTACCGTAGCCATAACGTGCCAGTACCGCACAGGCGGTATACGGCCTTGCTTAACCCATTTCTGAACGGCTGCACGGCTAATGCCTAAAGCCTTGGCGGTCGCCACTTGCGACCCGTAATGCTTGACTAATTCGGTGGGTGTCATGGGGCAAGAATAATTTATGCCACCCTAGTTGACAAGGCTGTATACCGTGGTAGCATAGACCCCGTTGATAAACACAACAGCCCACAGATAGGAGCAAATATGAACAAGCGCCAATACATCAGCATCACCGACCCGCGATTCGTTTATGCAGGAAATCGCACAAGCCCGGTAATTTTGACGCGCACCCGTAACGAGGTTGCGCGGTGGTTGAAGGAAGCGCGTAAGTACGCAAAGACCGCGCCGAAATCAATAGCCGTAAAAAAAGTTGGCGGTGGTTACTTACGAACAATTGGTAACCACTACGACATGATGATGCCGGTCTAAATTTATAGAGGCGGGGACTTCCAACCCGCCTCCTTTTAGGAGCAACAAATATGCACACCTGTACCACCGAACTCTATCTGCTCGGCACGCTCTGGGAAGTAGAGATTGAATTCTCTTACGACCCTGCCGATCCCGACGTTGGCCTCTCCGAAACCGTCTACATAGAAAACGTCTGGTTACTCGGCTACGCGCCCGAGGGCGACGGCAAGTACATCGCTTGCCATATCAAAGCCGACATCCAATGTATGTCCAAGGCTGATTACGAGTTGTGCGAGAACGCGGTGCATGAATACATCCGTTCGGTTGCACGCGAAGCCTTTGACGATTCCCACTCCTACGAGGACTAAGTTATGCGAAACAGAGATCGCTTCATCATTTTATTGATTGCCATGACAGTCGTTTATTTCATGGCCGCATACGTTGACCGATGCGATGGTGGCTGCACGACAGCCGAGGAGGTGCGTAATGGAAAACGATGATAACAGTTGGTGGCATCAGCAGGACTTGGAATTACAGCAGCAAGAAGAACAAGAACGCATTGAACGATGCAACGCTGCACTTGCTGAACTGAACAGCATCATTAACGAAGAACTGACAAAGGTGGGCTATGAGCGAATTACTAAAAATTAACGTCAACGATCACGTTGAGAAGAAGGGCAACCTGTCCTATCTGTCGTGGGCGTGGGCATGGGCCGAGGTGTTGAAGATTGACCCGGCTGCACGCTGGACGGCGCATGAATACAGCGACCGCCCTGCGATGTATCTGCCCGACGGCACCGCGATGGTGAAGGTCAGCGTAGAGATAAAGGGCGACATCAAAACGTGCGTGTTGCCGGTTATGGACAACCGCAACCGGGCGATCCAAAACCCCGACGCGTTCTCGGTCAACACCGCGATCATGCGGTGCCTTGCCAAGTGCATCGCCATGTTCGGCCTTGGCTTGTACATCTACGCGGGCGAAGATTTGCCAGAAGGAGCCGCGCCACAAGTAGACCCCGATCTGGTTGCGTTGATTGCGGATGCTGCATCGCTGGACGAACTGACCAAGTTGTTTAAGCGCCTCACCAAAGAGCAGCGCATGACGCACATTGACGCATTTACCGCCCGAAAGAAGGAACTGACTACGCCCCCGGAGGCAGCATGACCGACGGTATCATCATTGCTAAAAACGATAACGTCGTTTTCCGAATTTCAACGGGTTTTTTAAAAAGCATGGAGCAGCGCACCGACGAATGGTTCGCCGCACGCCTCGGCAAAGTGACCGCCAGCCGTGTCGCTGACGTAGTTGCCAAAACCAAGAACGGCTATGGCGCATCCCGCGAGAACTATATGGCGCAGTTGATTTGCGAACGATTGACCGGAAAGCCCACCGAGATGTTTAGCAATGCCGCGATGGAGTGGGGTACGCAGACCGAACCGCAAGCACGGGCCGCGTATAGCGCCAAGACAGGCGAATTGGTGGAGGAGGTGGGGTTTATCCCGCATCACGACATTCCCGGCTCTGGCGCGTCTCCAGACGGTTTTGTGGGCGAGGGTTTGATAGAGATTAAATGCCCGAACACGGCTACGCATTTGGAGTACGTGCTGTCTGGTAAACCTCCTGAAAAGTACGTTACGCAGATGCAATGGCAGATGGCGGTGACCGGTGCGCCGTGGTGTGAATTCTGTAGTTACGACCCTCGGCTACCTGAGCATCTGCAACTGCTGATCGTGCGTGTTCCGCGTGACGAAACCCGTATCGCAGAACTTGAAACCGAGGTGCGGAAGTTCCTCGCAGAGTTAGATGAGAAAGTGAAACAACTGGAGAAGGTGAAACTGTGAATTACGATCCAAACATGAAGGGTGTGTTGTTTAAGAACGACAAGGGCGATAACCCGAACCGTCCCGACTACCGTGGGTCATGCGTGATTAACAACGTGGACTACAACATTTCGGCATGGATAAAGGCCAGCAAGAAAACAGGCGATAAGTTTATGAGCCTGAAGATAGAGGCCAAGGGTGAGGGCAAGTTGTCGCGTGGCGGTGAGCCGCAGCGTCAACCGACCAAGAAGCCGCAGTTGAGTGAGGACAATTGGGATGACCTTGACGCCCCATTCTGACTTTGAGGCAAGGTTTCGGGCGAGTCGCCCTGCGGAGATCGTAGTGGCGACTTACCTCTTAAACCTTGGGCATACGGTGACGCTCCCACAGCGTCGGCTGCGTGCCAACTTTGCTGACCGCAAAGAATATGCAGATAAGGGCGATATTTATGCGAGTGACAAGCGCATAGAGGTCAAGCATCTAAAGCGTGACTTTGAGTTTGGCGAGTGGCCGTTTGAGACGGCAACCATCTGCGCTAAGGCATCGTTTGACAACGCGCACCCTCGGCCTGATTGGTACTTTCTGGTCAATCACAGCATGACGGTCGCGGCGTTGGTGGACGTTAATACGACGTTTGCCGATTGGATTGTGCGCAAACAGTTAGACCCGGCTCGGGGTTACGATTACGACGTTTATGCCGTGACGCCCGAGTATCTGGCATGGCGTTACATAGACTTTGAGGAAAAACTGTGAAGGTATTTATCGGTTGGGACAGCCGCGAGGACATTGCGTATCAAGTTTGCCGCAAGAGCCTGCTGAAGCACGCCTCTATCCCGCTAGACATCCAGCCCATCAAACAGTCAGAACTTCGGGAGCGTGGCCTTTACTGGCGGGAGACTGATCCGTTGTCGTCTACGGAGTTTTCGTTTACCCGCTTCTTGACCCCATACCTCGCCGGGTACGA